GCTAAGTTATTCCAAGCCCAACAACCCGACCTTTACGAAAAGTTTGTCTCGGAAACGGCAGGTTCTCGCCGCTTCTTACTCAAGTGAGGCCGATATGTTTGCTTATCCTTCTGGACACAATCCCAAGACAGGCACACAAGAAAGCGGTATGACGTTGCGCGACCACTTTGCCGGTGAAGCCATGAAAGCGTTAATACCTATTTTTGATACTGACCCAACTTTTTCTGATAGTAATGAGCGAAGGATGAATGTTGCTTTAGCCGCTTATGCACAAGCAGAAGAAATGATGAAAGCGAGGAATTTATGACCGCCTTAGTACCGATTACAGAAATAAGAGAGATGGCTGAAGTAGCAGCCAAGTCGAAGATGTTCGGCTTTAAATCGACTGAGGAAGCAATGGCAATTATGCTTCTCTGTCAAGCTGAAAATATGCACCCTGCTATTGCTATGAGGGATTTTCATGTCATACAAGGACGTCCTGCTTTGAAGGCTGATGCCATGCTTGGACGTTTCCAGCAAGCCGGTGGTTCAGTCAAATGGGAGGAATACACGGATGAAAGAGTTATTGGTACTTTTTCTCACCCCAATGGCGGGTCTGTTACTGTCACTTGGACATTCGAGATGGCAAAGAGAATTGGACTTACGTCTAAGGATAACTGGAAGAATTACGCCAGAGCTATGCTCAGAGCCAGATGCGTCAGCGAAGGGGTTAGAACAGTCTATCCGTCGTGCGTCGTTGGCGTTTACACGCCAGAGGAAGTTGAGACGTTCAAAACGCCTAGCCAGACAGTCAAGGACATGGGCGAAGCAGAAATCGTTATTGAGGAACCGGTAAGCGAGTATCAGCTATTCCTGCCTGACGGTAGCGTTTACGCTAATTGCACGAACTGGCAAGACTACATTGAGCGTTATGTAGCCATGCTGGACGCTATCGAGAATTCGCCGAAGCTAAAGAAGGAAGAAAAGTCAGAAAAGCGAAAAACTTGGGAGGCGGGGAACGCTGATGCAATTAAGCGCATGGACGCTGTGACCAAGACACAATTTATAGCAGCCAAACAAGGTGTAGATACCTTTGCAGACTTGGAGGACGCTATTGAATAATTTCCGGCATACCTCGCCCCAAAGCATCGGGGCATTTCTACCCAAAATAAAGGAACCTGTAATGAGTGAAGCAAAAGAGTATACAAAGTTTATTCCCCAAGAACTGAAGGGAAGAATCACGCACAACAAATACAAGCAAAAGGATACTGACCCTGATTTAAAGGGAACCCTATGCGTCAAAGGCCAGATTGTTAATTTCGGTATCTGGAAGAACGACGGACCTCATGGTGAGTATTTCAACATCAAGGTAACTGACCCCGACTGGAAAGATAAGCAGAAGGATTCTCAGTATCCGAAAGAGATAACACCAAAGAATAAGATGGCTGGCGATATTCCTTGGTAATGCACGTATGGCTTGAGTTGCCGTTCCCGCCAAGTATGAATACCTACTGGCGAAACTTTCGAGGGAGAACTGTTCTCTCAAAAAATGGACGGCAATTCAAAACAGACGTTCAGGACTACATCATAGAAAAGAACATTCCTAAATTTGGGGACAAGAAGTTGAAGATAACAATGATTTTGCGCCCTAGAGATAAGAGGAAAATTGACATCGACAACCGGATTAAGGCAGTCCTAGACAGCCTTCAAGACGCAGGGGTTTTCGATGATGATTTTCAGGTAGACCACATTGAGATGATTCGCGGAGAACAAATCAAAGGTGGCCTTATACGGGTTTTGATTGAAGAATTGCCAGACCCCCGCCAGACCGAAGGCGAGTCCCTCTGAGGACAGGTTAGGAACGCTTGGGCAACGTTTCGGTCAGCCCACTAATTCAACAAGGGGATTTAATGAAACATATTTTTGTAGCAACACCGATGTACGGCGGCTTGTGCTATGGCTTTTACGCGCAATCTTCTTTAAAACTGCAAATTCTATGCAAGGAAGCCAATATCAATCTTAGCTATTCTTACCTGTTTAATGAATCGTTGATTCAACGGGCTAGAAACTTACTGGCTAGTCACTTTTTGAAGTCTGACGCTACGCATATGATGTTTATTGATGCGGATATTCACTTCAATCCTAATGACATTATTCCAATGTTAGAAGCCGATAAAGACATTATTTGTGGCATCTATCCAAAGAAAGAAATCAACTGGCAGACCGTTCGTAATGCAATCAATGCCGGTGTACCGGATGACCAGCTAAAACACCATACAGGGGCGTTTGTAGTCAATCTGGTGGATTATAAGAATGAAGTAACAGTGCCAATTAACCAGCCAGTAGAGATTTGGAACGGTGGAACTGGTTTTATGCTGATTAAACGTCAGGTATTTGAGGATTTGATTGGCAACGTACCGACATACAAAAATAACGTATTGGATTTGAGCAATCCCAATAACGGTGAAACCATCAATGAGTTCTTTGCTACGCAGATAGAGCCAGAATCCAATATCTTGCTTTCTGAGGATTACGACTTTTGTAAGAAAGCACGCAAAATAGGTAAAACGGTATGGGCAGCACCTTGGGTGAAGTTAGCTCACGTTGGCACGTATGCTTTTGAAGGCCAGTTGTTGCAAACACCATGATGCGCGACAAATATGCTCCCCATGTTGATTTTGGGGAGCTGTCAGGTTTACTTGGGAAGGTTTTGCCATCAAATCTGGATATGGTTTTAGAACGTCGAGGACACTTCCTGTTTGGCGAATGGAAACGAGACGGTGAGAAGATAAGCAAAGGCCAAGAAATCCTCTTAAAAGCCCTTTCAAGGCTACCTAAGACCACTGTCTTGGTTGTTTCTGGAGATACTGAGAACGGGATGCGTGTAGAGCGTTTCTGGCGCATCTTGCCGGACGGCAGTTATGCCGAATCTGGTAAAGGTCTAATCGCCTTTAAAGACTACATCACCGAATGGTACTTAGTCGCTGACTTTGACTGATTAACGACGGCGTTTTCTAGCTGTCTTTGCTGACCGTTTAAATGCTTTTGCAGTTGGCGCACCCTTGCTACCAATAGCTCTCATGCGCTCACCAGAACCGCGCTTGATGCGTTTGCGCTTGGCGTGAATGTTTGCGTATAGACCGTCACTCATCTGCATCCCCAACGTCTTCTAGCTGCTTTACCACGTACACCCTTCCAGCTCTTAGACCTTGCACAGAAAGACTTGTGTCTTGGTCCTGATTTAGTCGGGGCTTTTAGTTTACTGCCGGTAGCACGATTGTACTTCTTACGACCTTTAGCGGTCAGACCACCGCCAGCCTTAACTGACAGCTTCTCACCCCTGCCGACAGATAGGTTAGTGTCTTTAGACATTACCTAGTTCCCTTTATCATCTGAAGCATGAGTTCTTGCCTACGTTTCTCAACAGCTTCTCTAAGCATTTCTGCTTTGACCTGATTAAAGTATTCACTTCTAGCCTGTGCTGCTTTTTCAGCTTCTTCAACGGAAGGAAAGTTAGGAAACCTAAACCCTTGAGCCGCCTGTTTCTGAGCGTAATTTTTAATAGTTTCGTAGTGAGTTGGGTCTTGAGGATTGTAAATTTTTCCTTCATAAATAGAAGGAACATTGTAAAAACCCTCTCCCGGCAAACCTAAATCTGACGCGCTTTCCGTAATAGAAAGTTCAGTATGGGGGTCTAGCTTTCCCTCATCAAAAACAACAGGTCTATCCATCTCAATAGGATAGCCGTGCGGGTCAAGAACTTCTTTATCAGCCATTAATTTTCTCCCCTGACTGCAACTGAGCTAAAGTCAAACCACCTGTGTATTGAAAGTGCGGGTATTCCTTAAACCGTTTCCAATCCCCTGCCCACTCTAAACCCTGTGCTTTGCCAAGTTTGCCAATCGTCTGCCAAACCTCATCCTTGACATTCCATGCTGGCTTACCATTGACAAGAGGAACAACGTCAACAGCGCAGCGGTAATTATGGAAAGATTGACCAGCCTTTGCATTGGTGACGATTCTTCCCGCAGTTGTTCTACCCTGCGCGTAAAGGGCGTTCTGGCTCTCATTGTCTCTGTAGGTACTGGTTACTAGCAAATCAATTCCCTCAGTCTTGGCAGACGCTATAAACCTCTCTACACGCTCTTTAACAGCAGGAAGTAAATCATCCAGATTTCTACTGCTTATCATTTTGCTGCTACACCCTGAATCTTCTCAACAGTTCTTAATGCACCAAGACCCAACATACCCATCAAAACAGGCAGCATTTCAGACAGGTCAGCAGGAATTAAAACTATTGAATACTGCAAAAACGCAGCAACAACTTTAGCTATTGATATGCCCACCCAATTCCAAGCGCACGCAATTCCGCAAGTCCAACCAATAAAAGGACGCCATCCAGAAACAAAAACAGAAGCATTAGCAGCCTCTGTCTTGTTAATTTCTAGCTGACCCATGATTTGCTGCAACTCACCAGACTGTTGTAGCTTAAATAACTCTAACTTAGCCGCCGCAGCTTGAGTAGGGTCAGGCCATACACGGTCGATGACCTTACTGCCAATGTTTAAGATAGCAGTTATAGGGTCTAAAGACATTACAAGCCCTCACCCGGAGTTACGTAAATAGTTGCGTTTCCAGAGGCGGAAATGGCTGACACATACAACACCGCTGTATTTGCTGACTGTTTAGGCGCAGTAAAAATATTCGTTGCATTGTTATGCAAAACAAAACCATAAGCAGGCGTTCCAGCCACAGGAATAACAGCATCATCCGCACTAGAAATTCCTAAACGAACAAATACTTCAGCAGCCGTTCCGTTATGAATTCTTACTTGATTAGCAGGGCTGTCAGACAGAATAGCAACCGTATTTGCTGATGTTGTAACATTTATCCGAGTAGTTTTACCCATCGGTTGAAACGGAATGTTATTAGCCATTAGTACACCTTTTTACCGCCACCAGACGTCTTGCTGATTTTGGTTGAATAGTTTCCGTCCTCAAAACAGAAGACAGAACGGTAGCCACCTTTAGGCATAGTGCCGAGTTCCCACTTAGGTTGACCGCCTTGCGTGTTGTCAGATGGGTTTTGTGGACGAACTGGCTTAGAATACTTTTGCGACCAGTTCAGATTGTCACCACCTTGCGGAACACTACTCTTGCGTTCCAAGTCCTTTGGGTCTTTCATCATTATTCCTTTCTTTCGTTTTTACCAAAAGGTAACTGAATATTACGAATATCGCTAGAGTTGATACCCGTTCCCACAATGGGTTCCACATTGTCCAACCACACATCACGCTTGACGCTATCAGTGCCAAAATTGTAATCAAGCGGTCTGAGATGACTCTGAGCGCAATAGTAACGACTTGGATTCCGTCCATATTTATCCCCTAAATAAAAGAGATTCACAGTCTAATCCTTATCGTCCTCATCGTCCATACCAAAGCCAGAACCCCACTCATCGTCCGACAGCTTGAGTTTAATTGCCTCCAGCTTTAACGCCCTATCCAAAACCTTTGTCTTGTCTGTAATGGACGCTGTTGGGTCATTCATGACAGCTACCAACATCTGAGCAATAGCACTCTCAAGTTCTGGATTTATCCCCTTTGTTTTCTTAGCCATTACTGTCCTAATCCAAGGTAATCTGTTGCCCCCCTGTAAGCCTTGTACCCACCAAAACCAACCAAACCAACATACAGAACTGTTTTAACCCGCTTTTTAGCTTCGTCACTTGCACCGTATTTTTGTTCAATATCCCTGATTTGAGAAAGCATTTCTTGATATTTTGCAGGTTCAACAATTCCATCTTGTCTTAATTTATCAACAATTTTTTTGCTTTCAGTAAATACTTCTTCACCTTTAGCACCTTCAAATTTCTCAAGGAATTGTTGATAAGGAGCGACAGCTTTCTTTCCAGACTCAACTTGTTTAGCTAGCTTTTCAGCAGACGTAATCTCAGTTCCCAAGGCTTGCTCAAGACGCTCACCTTTGCCAGCCGTTTTACCTAACATTGATTCTAAGCGTTGCTGCGCTTGACGAGACTGAACCACTTTATTAACAGCTTGACCAACTTCAGGAAACGCTTGAAATAAACCTTGGTTTTTAGCCGCAAACTCAGCAGTCTTTTCTGCGGTCATGCCTTCAATCTTTTCCCTGACATTGGACTTGACTCTATTAACCAATTCAGGTGTCTTGCCGCCAACCAAACGAATTAGTTTATTAGCTGACTCTCTGGTTCCGTCTAAGTAGTAGGAAGCAACTTGTTGAGGTTTGTTAGAAAAAAGAATTTCATCTTCTGTCTTTGCTACCTGCTCTGTCAAACCTTCACCGCGACGTCCACCGGAAGCAACACGTTCAGCTTCTTTACCTGCTTTGTAAGTTTGAATGTAACGACCAACGTCAGGCTCATAAGCCGTCATTGCCTGTTCAATTCTATTACCTGTCCCCGCCATACGAGTAGCATCTAAAGAACCAAAGCCGGTGTCTTTACGCAAAATAGGGTCTTTAGCCCATCGACGTAAAAATTCAGCTTGATGAAGCGTTAAAGGCTCACGTTTGAATTTTTGAGCAATGTATCCCGGAATACTAGATTCTCTTAATTGCTCAACACGCAATTCATTAGATGACAAAGGAGTCTTTTTTCCAATAATGTCATCAATGCGACCTTCTAATTCACCCCTAAATCTTCCCGGAACGTCAGCAATTTGCTGCTCAATATCAGAAACAATTTCTTTTAAAATTGGTGCGCTATCTGGATTAGTTGATAGCGTATCGCCAGAAGCGGCACGACCTCTAGCTCTTTCAAAAGCAGGGTCTTTAATATCTCTAATGGCTTCTTTTGTTGTTGTTGCACGAATAGATTCAATATTCTTTTTGCCAGAATTTTGAATAAACTTTCCAAGGTTTTCGTCTGATTGACGGTTATTGCTTAAACCTTTCAAAGAAGTCTCAGTTTCTTTTTTTGCGTTATCCAAATCTTTGGTTAATTTAGAACGAGTGGCATATCTTGTTTCTGTAATGTCTCTGGCTGTAGAAACTTCTGACCTAGCAGCTTTCTCAGCCTCATAACTTTTTTGAGTTAAAAATTGTTTAGCTTCGTTAGCTTCTTTAGTAACAACATTTTTAAGCGCATCAATAGCTTCTTGAACAGATTTACCCTTTGCCCTCATTACTAGGTCATAGGCACCCTTGCTAAGACTTCCAATGCCAGATAAAGCAGGAGTAATGATTGCTCCAGTGATAGCACCTGTTTTTGCTGCCTGTAGTTTTCTTGGGCCTATTTCTTCAACAGTTGGAGATTCCTCCATAACTGAACCAGCCAACGCACCGCCAGCAGTGCCAGCTAATGTCCTAGATAAAATCTTAGGGATGGCAGGAAGTGCTGCCGTAATATCAAATGCCTTCCCAAGAGGAACGGTTCCTAAACCTAGCGAACCAATACCTTTGCCTAATGTTCGTGCGCCAATCGTTCCACCGGGAGCAACGTACTCAGGTTTAGCTTCAACGCCTCTGACATACTCAGCAGCTTTACGCTGTATTGGCTCATAAGGAATGGATTGAACCATGCCAGCAACCGGTAATGTTGCACCTTTAAAAAACTCACCAACTTGTTCAAACTGAGATGGCTCTGCTTTAGTAGTAGGTGCTGCTTTTTTAGACAAATAAGCATCAGGGTCAAAACCCGTTGATGGTTCTGGCTCGGCTAAGTATTTATCAGGGTCGAAAGCCATTATTGAACTCCTAACCTTTTTTTGATTTGTGCTGACCTTGGGTCTTTAGGGTTAGCGTTTGCCCAATCTAATGCTTGCTTATCTTGTGGACTAATTTCTTTAGCTGGAGCAGAAGTATCCCCGCCATAAGGAACGTATGCCCTTTGTTTGGCTCTTTCCTGAATTTCAGGAATAGTTAATCCCATGTCTTGCAAGTTGTTGTACAGAACATTTCTGCGCTGCTCTAACAAAGCGTTGTAAGTCTCTGGCTTGTAGTTAGTAGGGTCAAGAACAGGGCCAACCATCTTCATATCTTGAACAGTTATGCGTTGACCACCTTTAGTCGCACGCTCAATAGCATACGTTTCTAACAACGCATCCTTTAAGAACAGTGTTGTCTTGTCATTGCCGGTAAGCTCTCTATAAATAGCCGATTCAAAATCTTCTTTATTTGGAAGAGAGTTAATTTTTTGCAACAACGGAGCCAACTTAGAAGTTAATCCAGTACGAATTTCAGGGTCACGTAATTGACGTTGCAAATTCTCAATGCTTCTTACACCTTGAGTCATTGTCATTACTTCTTTGTCATTTTTACGGTCTTCATTAGTTCTTCTTCTTCCTTGCTCCTCAAGACGTTTATCAAGCAAATCTCTTTGCTGACCAAATGTTATCAATAACCGTTTCATCTGGTCTTCAGAACTTTGTTTAGCAAGTTTGTCTTGTTGAGCAAATCTTGCTTCCATCATGGTTCTGTTTTCTTCTAATTTTTTTTCTACCATTCGCTCTTGAGAAGCTAAATGTTCGGTTTCTTTTAAATCTTTTTTAAGACTTTTAAGCAATTCAAGGTAATTTCCAAGACCTTGCTTTTGTAACATTTGTTTTCCTACTTGACCACCAAGTTTAGCCGCTGACTGATTAGCCAGAGCAATCGCTTCTTCACGGTTGTAAGCCATTGTCTTGTAAGCACGGTCAGCATCTTTGTAAGCATCATCAAGAATGGCTTTGGTTTTAGCCATATTTTTATCAAATGTTAATTTTTCTTTTTCCCACAAATCTTTGCGGCCTTGCTGCCAACCCCTCATCATGCCGGTCATAGCGTTTAATGAACCCATTGCTGACATCTTTCCTTCGCCACCCATAGCAACACCAATCACTCCAACCAAACTAAACAAGGTAGCAAGACTTTGCATATTTTCTTGCGTAGGCTTAAATTCTGGATAAGGAAATTTTTCTCGAACAAGTTTTAATCCTGCTTCAATGTCTTGAGCTTGTTCTCTGGTTTGGGACGCAATAGAATATTCAGCTTCAGACAAATATTGTTTTTCAGCTTGTTGAGCAAGGCCAATATCTTCGCTTAATTGATTTTGAGAACCTAAAACACGGGCTTCTTCAGCGGCAACATCTGTAGATTTTGGAAGAAGTTTTGCACGTTCTTCATACGTTGGCGCACCTGACATTCCCGGAATATTTCCAACTTCTCCTTTTAATCCAGAAAGAATAGGAGTCGGAGGAACCGAATAAGTTTTACGTTGTTTAATTTCCGGTATTTCCGGTGTATTTGGGTCAGCCATTATTAACCTCTAACTTGTTGAGGGTTGTAGCCATACGTACCACCGCCAGCAATTTGAGCCAATTGCGTATAAAACTGTTGGCTAGACTGATTAAGCTGTTGGTCTAGCTGCATACCCGTTCTAATAGCACCCAAGGTAATTTGGTCGCCAATCTGAGAAACCTGTAAACCAAAGTTATACTGGTTTTGCAACAAGTTTTGACGCAACGCTTCTATCTGTGCTTGAGCTTGAGCAACGCCAACACCACCAGTTTTAGAAATGTTTTGAGCTGCTTGCGCTCTTGCAGCTTCAAGTGCTTGCTGTCCTTGTGGAGTTAGTTCTCCGCTTTCAGCAGAACGCATAAGGTTTCTACCGCGCTCTTGATATGGCAAACCTAAATTCTTTTGTTCTTGCGTAGCTTGCTGTATTTGTTTAGCAGCTTCTTTGTTTTGTCTTCTACCAACAAGTGCGCCAGCACCAGCACCACCAAGACGAAGAAGGTCATTAAGGCTTAATCCTGTAGTTGCTTTTAAATCTTTTAATGGGTCGCCAACATACTTTTTAAGTAAAGAATCACTAGATGGCGGTTGAGGCAATTGACCGCCGCCTAAACTTAATGAAGATGCCATTCCGGGAGGAAATTCTTCATATGCTTGTTGAACAGCGGGAGCAACAACATTTTGACTTCCAATTACTTCTGCTCCAAGACCCGGAAAGCCGCTAGTATAAGTATCAACAGCAGCAGCAGGGGCAGAAACCGATTGAGCAGGTACTGAGTAATCACCAAAAGTTGGCACAAAGTTTGAAGTATCTTGCTGCGAAGATACTGAATAATCGCCAAAAGTGGGCGTATAGCTTGGCGCAGAATAATACGACGTAGGGTCTGTAGTTCCGTAGCCACCAGACCAATCGTAGAACTCTAGCAATCCCGTATCAGGGTTGACCGTTCCAGCACCGCCAGCTTCTTTTAATAAGCCGACTTCTTTAGGTGTTATGTGAGCTAACAAGGTGTCACCACCACGCCCTTTACCGGCAAGCATTGCAGCAATTGATTTTAAATCGCTGGTTTCTTGAATGTCGGCCCGTAATAGCCGTGCTAGTTTTTTAGTCATCTTTATTCTCCTGCGTTGCCCATATAGCGTAATGATTCAAGATTCCAGCCAGCCTTTTTACCTTCTTCATCTCTGCCAAATATCGGTGCGCCTACATCACCAATACGTAATGCTTGCGCTAACGCTGATGTTGCAACGGAACCTTGTCCCGTCGTAGTAGGAACTGTTCTTGTTGTTCTGGTTCCACCCCCACCACCTGTATCAAAATTCTTGTTTATCAACGTTAGTAAAATTGTATCTCTGCGTAATTGTTCTGGCGTTTTATCTTCTCTTGGAGGAGGGGCAATATTTTCTTCGGCAAATAAATCTGTTCCTGTAAGAGATAATTCTTCACCAATAGGTTTGTCTCCATATACAGTTACTTCTGGAAGTCTTGGTGTTCCTATAACAGTTATTGGAGGAAGCTTACCGGCAACATCACGGGCCGCAGTAGGGTCCCTTTTCCTAGCACCGGGAATGTCTGGAGTAGATAAAACACTTAGGCTTTCACCAATGGGTGCTTCTCCATATACTGTTACTGAAGGTAGTTGTTTTGTTCCAGTATCTAATCCTGTATTTTGTCCAACTTGACTATATTTTAACGAAGCCATTACTTGCTCTCCGCTTAATCCAGCAGTTTGTTTTGCCAATTCTGCTTTTGCTGCCGCTTGTGTTTGAATAGAAAAAACACCTTGAACAGCTTTGTTTAATGCTTGCTCATCAGAATATCCAGCTACTTTATATTGAGCGTATTCGCCAGCAGCTATACCAATAGACTTTGTATTTACATCTTCCATTTTTGGAGCAGCTACTGCTGCACCCCATTGGGCAAGGTCAGAAAGAGCACCGCCAGCAAAACCAGCTAACGCTGCCCGTGAAACATCTTGACCAGTAATAGCGGCTGCAACAGCTTGTCTTTCGGCATTAATCAATGCGCTCTTAACAGTATCTTGAATTACCGTTGGAAACTCTTTAGCAATTGTTGCGTTTAAATCTTTTAATACAGTTGGAAGTATTGTATTAGACACCGTACTAGCAATAACATTTTTAATAACGTCTTCTGGTTTTACTCCAGAAGCTAATTGAATAGCACCAGACGCTACAATTTTTTCTTGTCCACTTAGTCCCGGATTAGCAGCTACATACGTTATCAAGGCAGCAGTTGCCACTTGTTTTACATCTCCCCCGTTGGCTGCCGTTACAGTTGCGGAGGATACAGCCGCTGCCATCGTTGTCGTAGTAATGCCAATTGCTGCCCCCTTTGCAAGACCCGCAGGTCCAAGCACATACGTCAATGCAATTGTCTCAAGCACTGGTAATGGGTTTTGAATTATGTTGGTAGCAACATCAATAACTTTATCAGTAACTTTTTCAACCACAGTTACAGCAGCTTTACCTACAGACTTAACAGTTTTTACACCAAAATTAACAACAGGTTTAACTACGGCTCTATTAACATCTGAGACAACTTTTCCTGCTCCAGAAATTACATCTCCAGCAGCATTAAAAACATCACCAACAACTTTAGCTCCACCGGATATAACTTTTCCAGCACCAGAAATAACTTTTTTAGCAGCTTTAACTACGCCCGGCATTAAAATTCTCCTATTCCAATTAAACCCGGAGTTACGCCATCATCTAACATCTCTCCGCTTGGTTCAGTTTTTATATCAATGCCAGCCATTTTTCCAGCTTTTATAATTTGCGGATTATCTATTCCAAAAATTGCTTTTTTAAATCCAGCGATTTTCATTGCTTTCCAAAACAATTGAATACTTTCAATTAAAACTCTTGGTGAATCAGCCGTTTCTAAAGATAAAGAAACGCTTCCGTCTCTAAGATTGTTATATATAAATAGACTGTTGTTAGCTCTCATTATTCTAAAATTAGGGTCGCTATTAACTAATTGAGTTAATTTGTTGTAAACCCTTATAGCTAATTCTCTATCTCCGTCTGCCGATTGTTCTAAAATTTCAATTGGGTCCATACGCGCTGCTTTAGAGCGTTGTTTATTGACCTGCTCCATTACAGGTTGGTTTTTTTGAAACTCAGAAACTGGTTTTTTTTGGGGGGTGGGTAGCATTTTTTAATTGACCTCAGAAATTCCTAGGGCAGCAACAATTTGTTCATGAATATACAAATGGGTAGCTATCCAATCATAGAAATCTGGCTCATTATTAAAGTCAACGTCCAACATATTGAACGGATTATTTAAGTCTAAGAAGCCAGCAAACGCTTGATGTTCGACTTGATGTGCCAATAACCAATCATCTAAATTGTTTGTATCAGCATCAATTAATGGGTAAACAGGCACCGAAATGCCAGCATCCATTAATATTTCTTGAAATAGCTTATGTTGTAGACCGTTTTCAAACAAAAACTCACCTAGAGAATCATTATTCCCAAATTCAACAATGGATAATGTCTCCATGTTCACGATTTGTCTGCCTTGTTCTCTAAGCGGTCAAATATCTTGCCTAACATTCCTTTAATCTCAGCAATGTCTGTTTTGTAATCATCTTTACTTACATATAGGTAAGGTATCTCACGAATATCCTCATCAATGCGATTAATCATTCGAGTAATATTGTTTAGCGTCCAGCCACCAAAGAAAGCCGCTATGCCAACTACAAAATTAAATAAAAATTGTCCATCCATGTTATACAGCCCCAAAAATATAGTAATTGGAACCGTCTGACTGCAACGTAACGCTTTTGTATATTGTTGCTAACGAATACGTTAAGTTGCCATCAATGGTTTGTGAAGATGTCGTGCTAACTGTTACCGCATTAGATGAACTGTCTATTTTCTTAATCTGGTATTGCTGTCCGACCACCGTATTAGCTGACGGTAAGACAACGCCAAACGGAGCAGAAGGATGATTGACTAATATCGTTGCATTGTTGTTGTTGACCGCATACACCGTATTGGTCCACGTAACAACATTGCTTGCATTGTTTATCCACGACAAAACAACGCTAGTTGCATTTGTCCAAGGAACATTGGTTCCAGCCGTAACCGTCACAACATTAGAAACTATGTTTCCTGTGCCGCCTCCACCGCTGACAGCCACGTTAGCAGCCGCTGTAATGCGTCCCTGCGCGTCAATCGTAATAGCAGCTACCTGAGTAGTGCTACCATAGCTTCCTGACGTTACAGCCGTGTTAGCAAGGTTGACAGTGACGTTTGCTGTCAATGCGCCTCCACCAGACAAGCCTGTGCCAGCAATTACATTAACCGTGTTGGGTACAGCACCAGAGACATTGGCAACCGCGATGTTTATAGTCGCATTAGCAGCAGCAGTAAGTCGGCCTTGAGCGTCAACTGTAAACGTACCAACCTGAGTAGCAGAGCCATAAGCGGCAGCAACAACCGCTGTATTGGCTAATGCAATAGTTCCAGAAGACGTTATAGGACCGCCAGTTAAACCTGTGCCGGTGCTAACCTGAGTAACAGTTCCTACGCCATTAGAAGAAATGCCGACATTGGACGCAGAAGTAATCCTACCTTGGGCATCAATGGTAATTTGAGAAACCGTTGTAGCGTTACCATACGTTCCCGCAGTAACAGCCGTATTAGCCAAACTAACGGTACCACTGGTCGTAATTGGGCCACCAGTAAGACCAGTACCCGTGCTAACTTGGGTTACTGTACCTGTACCGTTACCTCCACCCCCTCCACCGCCAGCTACCTTTAGCATAATTGTTCCTTTTAACTACGATGACGGATTACAAGCCATCGCCGGGAGTAATGTATATTGTTGCTGTTCCACTAGAACTGATAGCTGAGAAATAAGCATTTGGCACAAACGTCAAAATTTCATCCGTACTAGGCAACAGAGGAAACGCTGTTTGTGAACTTGTCACGACAACAGCATTGTTTGCGGCTTCTGCTGACGTACTTCCATAGCCTAGAAACACCGTTATCGTGCCTGTATTGATGACACGGTACTGGTTGCCACCCAAGGTAGTAGAGAGGCATTGGACAGGCGTAGGGGCTGCTACGTTAGCCGTAAACGTGATGGTGTTGCCTGTTTTAGTAAACGCATTAAGTCCCACTTAACACCTCCCATTCTTGATTAGTTTCGTTCCAGTTATAAACATTTTCATCTAAAGGATAAGTAACTGGAGCTTGCCAAGTAACATTAGAATCTAATACCCAACTTGGGTACGGTTGCGGAGGTACAAAAGCATCAATATCTTCACGATAAGTGTAGCCAATACCAGCATAATTACCACGAAACGGAATACCGCCATTTAAGTGAACATTTTTTACCGTGTTATAGCTAGTGCGTTTACATACTTGACCACGCACATCACTATATTGTTGTTCCCAATTGTCAATGCCACCTTCCCCTTCATTGTTTCCGGGGATGACTTCTGTAACTACATTATTACTATCTAAAAATGCGTAGTGAGCCATATCAATCACCATGTAATGTTGCCGGAGCCAGCAGTAAATTTATAAATTTTATTTCCACCTGAAATAGTAGGGGTAGTATTTCCAGTCGTACCGTTACAAGTTAAAGTAACAGCCACATTTGCTAAATTAGCAAAGGTAGATGGATAGCTAATAATTACAATACCGTCACCACCGTTACCGCCATTGTTACTAGACGCACTAGAGCCACCGCCACCAGAACCTGTATTAATTACTCCAGAAGTAGGAGTAGAGCCAGCATTGCCGCCAATACTTGAGCCTCCTAGACCTTGCACGGTATCGCCATTGCCGCCACCACCGCCAGCGTAGAAAGTCGTAGTACCGCTTATAGCAGTTGCATTGCCAATACCACCGTTACCGCCAACGCTTCCTATCGAAACGCCATTACTACCCACAGCACCCGAACCACCACCCCCGCCCATATTTGCGCCGTAGTTGCTTGCAGCAGAAGCACCACCAGCATTACCTTGACCAGCCGTACCAGCAGCATTATTAAGGTTGCCAGAGCCACCGCCAGACCCGCCTGCCCCTCCATCAACGCCAATACCACCTGCATTACCTGACACGGCTCCGTAACCACCACCAGTAGAAGTAATTGAAGAAAAAACAGAATTACTACCGGGGGTTCCTACAGTAGGCGTTGCGCCACCGATGCCACCGCCACCGCCGCCGCCAACAGTAACTGTGTAATTAGTTGCGTTAGCAACAGCTAGTGTTGATTCTCTGTAGCCACCCGCACCTCCACCCGCGCCACTTATAGCACCGGTTTTAGACGCGCCGCCACCGCCCCCGCCAGCAACAACGAGGTAACTTACGTTTGATGGAGCAGCTCCACCTCCAGCAGCACTAGACCTTGCTTGTGTAATTTTTGAAAAAGAAAACATTGGAACCTCTTATGGGTAGTTCTGCGAATAGTTTCCGTACCAAGCAGAACCGTAAGCAATAAAACTTAGAATATCTTTATTGCCGGTCGTAGTAATTGTTGGAGCCGTATTGCCAGCAAACTTAACGCCGGTAAACGTAGCATTAGCAGTAGCAGCACCAGTAACAATTAAAACAAACGACTTACCATCGGTTGCTGTTGGCATCGTAAACGTACACGTATTAGCCGCCGTTAATGTAACTATTTGAACTGTACCGTTAGTTAGTGACAAAGTATTGGTGGTTGTTACCGTACCAATATTTACAACAGACTCGGTATAGTTTGTGTACGTGCCATTAGTAACGGTTAAATTACCAACGCTTGTTACCGTGTTACCTAAAACAACGGATGTGTTGCCAAGTGTAGTAACCGTAGAAAAGTTATTATCCAACTGAGACAGTGGAATAGACGTAGTTGCCGTAGCAAAAGTAAATGGGACAGCCATTTTAGAACCTCACTCTCAATTCATGTTCATATTCAAAACCGTTGTACACAACGCCAGCATTGGTTGATGTCACGGTCATCCCTAAGTATTTGCCATACTGCTTGGCATCTGTTTTGTACAACGTATACCCTGTAGAACCAGTAGTCCAATTAATTACTGTTGAACTATTGTTAATCCAAGGAATAATGCTAGAAAAATTATTTATCCAATTTCCTGTTTGACCCAATTCAACAGAAGGACTAGAACTAGTTTCAGAATCAACTGAAACAGTAATAATTGAAGAATTGGTCAATGTCGCTTCAATACCAACCTTCAACGCTTGTTTAGTTCTAATTGGGTCTTTCATCGGATTTAAAGACGTTTGAACATAACTGTTAATACTTGCCGTTGTGTTCGCATACATCTTCACGCACGAATTTCCATCTGTACCGTACAACGTAATCTTGCCGCCTACCGGCACAGAAACAACAAACTGTAGATTGTTTCCTGCGCTAGTAAAAAACCATTTCTTTTCAAAAAAGATGGCTTGTATGTATCTTGGACTGCTTGATGTTCCTAAACCGCCTGTATATTTAAAATTAAACGCAGCACACAAAATGTTATTTAAAAGAACCTGACCGCCATTAACATTTCCTGTTGCAAAATCTATATTTGGAAATACTCCATCCAACGAATCTGATATTTTAGAAGTGGTTGAGCCAACTAACGCATACACACCGTAATCATTCATAAACAACACAGAACGGAAATACGGGAAAATGGCATACGCCAATTTAGTACCTACCGAAGCACTGACGTTGGTATTTGTAAACAATGTTGCGCCAGTTGACGTTACGCGCACATCAGAAAATACGTTAATGCTATCGTCACCAAAAATATACAAAAAGTTATTAGCCGACAATAATTGAATAATGTTTCCGTGCAATGTAGCGTCAGTAAGCACTACTGTACCAGCGGACACCGTTACAAAGTCACTGTACGAACCAGCGGCTGAGTAATAAACAGTTCTTCCGCTAGAAATCCAAACCCGTCCAGAAAACGACTGAATACCTGAGTTAGTTTCGCTATTAATAATAGCTTTAGCCGTAGCGTTAGAACCGCCGCCGCCAGTAATAGATACTGTAATGTTTGAGCTGTTTGTGTAGCCAGTTCCATTGTTGGTCATAACGACTTGCGTCACAATGTTTCCGCTAGTAATAGCTTGACCTGCTGCATTGGTACCGCCACCACCTGAAATAGATACATTCGGATTAGACGTATATCCTGTTCCACCACTTGTCACAAAAACGGATACAGTGTTTTGAGCGAATGTTGTAATAGACGCTACCGCATTAGCTCCTGAGCCGCCGCCCCCGTTAAATGTTATTGTTGGAGAAGACGTATATCCAGAACCAGCCTCTAATAAAAAAATAGAAGAAACAGCATTAGCAGATATAGTAGCTGCCGCCGTTGCTTGTATTCCTGCTGTTTGATTAGGAGCAGAAATAATTACAGCAGGAGCAGACGTATAACCTGAACCTTTGCTAACAATTCCAATAGACCCAACAGAACCAATCGAAACTAAATTAGTTCCGTCCCACGTAAAATATCCTTTAGCTGGGTCACTAATTAAAAGACGTTCGTTTTTCCATTGGCTAACATTCATGCCGCTAGTAGAAAATGTGTTAGCGGAAGCTAATGTAGCCTTAACATTAGTTGTTAGATTGACGTATTCGCAGCTTCCGTTACTTTGAAAAGCTATTAAATAATCATCTAAACCAATATTGGCTGAAAAGAAATTAACAACCGTATTTGAAAACGTAATACTGCCAACGGCATCAAAAGTAGGAGTAATCTTTAAGTTGGCGTATCCCACCGGCATTGCGTTCTCAAGCCAGAAGAATTCATCGTCGCCAATAGCTGTGCGGTTAGCTTTCGTGTTTACGCCACGAAAGTTTTTAACAATTTCATACGATTTTTTTTGTTCTGCGGCAGCCATGACTTAGTACGCTCTTGAGTAAGGGTCAGGCAGTCTCCGAGTGTAAATGGATGCCTGAACCGCTTGAATTTGCTGTTTGTACTGACCTAAATAAATCTCAGATTCACCGAACGATTGTTCGTAGTATTTAGCAAGGTAAGCAGCATAAAACTTAACTGGAGAAGAAAAAGGTTCGTTAATATTATCCGCATCAGACAGATTTACTAAATCTGTTGGCAGGAGAACCGTATCTAAATCAATTGTGTAAGCTATGTCAGGAACGGGTCCAATATAGATTTGAGATTGCCCGTAAATACTAAAAGCAACCGGCGTTCCGATTCGGTTCTGCCAATAACGCAATTGTGCGTTGAAGTCTGTCCAAGGCATATACCGCAAAGGTATTCTGGAATTTCCCCAATAGAGGTTAATGTTGATGACGTCCAAAGTTAAAACTCCAGACGGCAAACAAGAATAATTAATTATTTCTGAAGGACCGGCGTACTGAACAGTAGCCATGCCGCTAGTAAACGGTGTGCTTGGCGGGTAAATGTCATACGAAGAAGGATAATCGGGAGCTGCTCCCAAAGTTCCACCAACAGTTACCGCATAAATAAAGATATTGGAAAATACGTAATCACCCACAGTTACAACTAAGCCGGATGACCAAATAACAGGCTTTCTTCCACCAGCTACAGGGGTACAAGGCGTTTGACTTGTTTGGACCGTGCGAAGACAACCTGTGTCACGAACAACTCGCGCTCTAGCACCGTTGATGTAGTCAGTTAGTTGACTGTTGGTGTAAAAGTTTGCGTTTGCATCGTGCAACAAGTATCTGACAGCAGTAATGTAGCTTTGCAGTGTCTGCGACATTTACGGTCCATATTAAGCTGCTACGTTGACTTTTCCCCCAGCCTCTTTAGAAGGCAGGGGTACTCTTTCAACCACCGGGGATAACGAGTGGACTTTCTTTGGCGGCTGGTCCGTAATCAGAATCTTTTCAAGGATTTTTAATCCGGCAGGAATATCTGCCTTCGTCTGAATCATAGCCAACCGCGCCATATACGGTTCTTTATCAGGGTCGTTATGCCCGAATATGTGACAAACAGCCTCCAGCGGCACCTCTACACTCTCACCCACAGGAAATGTGTAAGGTATGTAGTTGAAACTAAAGGTTATGGATTTTTCCCATTTGTTTGTCACATAGACGTTTTGCATAATTAAAAGTTCACTGTGTCGCCATACACCCGAATATCAATAGTGCCAGCAACGGCAGTATTAACTTTCAAGAATAAGGCTTGGCTGTTGTAACCTGACACAATGACGTTACCACCAGAGATGGTTACGTCTTGGAATGTGCCAGTACCCGTTAAACTGCTAAGAACTACGTTAGCCACTACCACATTGCTTACATTGCCGTCGCTGCTAGTCAAAATCGAAATGTTGCCCGTAGATACGTTAGCACTAGGATTTTGAATAGTCACGCGACGAACAATAACAGCACCGGAAGAAACTACAGTATTACCAGCAGTCAACCCACCCGAAAGAATGGGAAGGGCAACAACAGCATTTCCAGTGGCAGCCAAAGACGCAGCAGTAGTTCCGGCAATTGCGTAATTACCAAAACTGTCGGGTAATTTTTGCGAGACTGAATCTGGATTTGCCATAGTTCCCCCTTACGATACGTAGGTGCTGCTGACGTTCTGACCGCCATTAGTAGCCAGCAGGGTAACGGTTTCTGTGCCAGTTGATTTTGCATACACGTTTACGCCATCAGAAATAATGACGCCGCCTGTGTTTGCTACCATCAATGTTGCATTTGCCGTACCGTTGAAAGCCAAAATAGATGTATTTGCTGTTGGAAACATCAAATAAACACCCGCTGGAATAACTGTGCCATTACCCGTACTAACTGCGCTAATAGTAGTGGTCAGAAAATAGGCACCGGCGGTGTTGGTTGCTGCGCCCGAAAGGATGATTTTATTGGTACTTAGTGACATGGTTAGCTCCTTATATGCTGAGAGAGTTGTAACCCGACACCACTGACATTGACTTAGGCTTAGTTGAAACCAACTCAGCAATCATCAATACAGCACCAACGTAACCAATCTGCCAGTTAGGTAGAGTCGATTCAAAACCAGTAAACACGAACGAACCTTGCTCATGGATGTAAAGCGACAGGTAGTTAGTGTTCAGGAAGTAAACCGTACCTTCTGGACAGTAGGGGTCAGGATAAATAGGTACGCCAGCGACCATCAAAGCACGAAACGCTGCTTGTGGGCCGTTGGAGTCGCTGTCAAAACCGGAACCCGGAGTGATAACATATTGCTCTTGACCAACAAAGTCTTGAGCCAACAGGGTCCATGTACCAAAACCGCAAACACCAAACGAAGGCACTTCAGCACTGTTTTTAACGGTACCAGAAATGTATTGCAGGATGTTTTGACGAGTTGGGTTTACGTTACCGGCTGTATACGACTTTGACTGCCACCAAGTAAACGCCGAACGGCTAATATTGCCGTAAGTGCCAGAAGCAGAAACAGCGGCTGGCAAGCCAGTGAACTGTTGCGTGTTGGTGCTGTTGGTGTACAAGGCGGTTGCCATTGCATCCATCATCACGTTAGTCGCATCGTTCATACGAGCTTCAATCAAAGGAATGATTGCAGCGTCCTGTTGAACTGCGCCTTCCATACCGAGGAACGGTACTGGAGCAATCATCAGCTTCAAGTCGAATTCAGCGTTGAAAGCACCTTGCTGGACTGATGGCTGGTTAAACGAACCAGAGTAATCAGACCATTGTGCGTTCACAAACTGTGCGCCTTGAACGGGAACGGTTACGGAAGAAACACCACCGGAAGCCTGTTGCGAGTTAGCAATCAGAGCCGCCATTAGCGGAGTCGAATTATATAGTTGAACTACCAGCTTCGGAATGAACGCACGCCGTGTGACGTAAGTCAACTCGGTATATTGCGTACTACCTGTTGCTGGAATGATACCGCCACCAATAGGCATGGTTATCTCCTAAAAAACTTTATCCCCTACTAAATTAAAATCCAATGGGTCGCTTATTTTGACGCAACTCTTGGAGTGCTTTTGATGCTTCATCTCTAGCTGCACCAACAGGGTTCTTGTAGTATTTACCTAAATCGAACTTACTGACGGCTGACGGGTTGTAACCTATAGGCGTTGGTGTAGCGGATTGTTTCATCCACTGCCAGTATTCCGCTGCCGATTCGTGATTAGTTATGCCTTTTTCAAGCATAATCTTTTCAACTTCGTGAATATCGTCTTCGTTCTGAACAAAACCTTTTTTCATTAACTTGTTACGGCGTGATTCAAGGTCGCGTACAGCATCTTGCTCTCTCTCTTTTGCATCACGTTCCATAAGCCGCTGTTCTAGCTTATCAATGTGCGATTTAGTGTTACTTTCAATATCCAGTTCAGGAATAACTAGGTCTGGTTTAATTTGCTTAGTTAAACGCAGAACATCTTTTCTGGTTGCTGGATTATCGGAAAGTTCACGCATTAACAACGCTAATTGGTCGCGTTGCTCAAAAGACATATCTTCAAGACTCATTTTTATCCCCTAACTACGTTAGATTACTTTTTTACCGTCACCGGGTTTTTGAACACCCATCTTATTTTTGCTACCAATTTTGTTAGCAGCATTAAGACCACCAAAGTCTGCATAGCGGGGAGGGTTCGTTACAACACCGTTTTGCTGGTTGTTGTCGGTAGGGCGGCGAGGGCTATTGGCACCTCTTGGTTTAAACAGGTCCATGATAATTCCTTACATTGGAGTGGGTTGGGGTAAAGCACCGCCACCACCAGCACCGGGCATACTCATCGGAGAAGGTTCTGCTCCGGGCATTGGCGGGAGGTTCGGGACCATAGGAGCTTGCGACATTGCACGGCCTTCAGGCGTACCGCCACCGGCTTGCGGCAAGTTCTGTAGCATCTGGATAATCTCAGATTGCTGGAGTTCATTTGTTTTTTGCTTGCGAGGGCCAATTACGCTTGTCAACGAACGAATAGCGGCTAACGCTTTTTGACCTTCTACGGATTGACTTCCTAGACTTGGCAAGGCTTGCTCAATCAAATCCATTGCCATTGAAATGTTGACCATCGCACCTTCACGATTCCCCATCTTTGGTTCTGGCGTAGACATCGGTGCCGACATAGGAGACGTAGACGGGTCAGACATTGAGGTGGTATCAGGAGGAAGAGTTTCAGCAGGATTACCTTGCTGCTTGCCAATCAATTCCATTAACTTATCGGGTGGTACGCTCATAAATAACCTCTATCGTCAATCTAGACGCGATTAGAACAGACTATCAGCAAATGTCAAGTGGGGGAGTATTTCCCCTCCCCCTTGGGTTTAATCCACAAGGGACTAATTACTTGCAACCTTTACGGCCTTTACGTTTCATGCGTGCCATGTGATTTCTCCAATTAGCCGCGGCCAACTTAGGAGAGGAAGTCAGCCATACCTCATCCCTTGCGGGAATTAACGACGGGTCTTACGACCGCGCTTCATTTTTTTGTACATGATGTACTCCTATCGTTCACCCATACGGCCCATCTTTCTTGCTTGACGGGGATTAAAAGACTTTATGCCCGACACCCGATACTGCATGGATGGCGCAGCCTCAGCCCTTTTTAATTCGCCGGTCTGTACTCTCGGCTGGTCTGCTTTTGGCGAGTAATCAGGTTTAGTTGCCATTATCCCTCCACTGCTTTTAAATCTGGTTTACCTTCAGGTTTTGCTTGAGGCTGTTGCGCTTGCGTCTTTTCGCGCTTCTTTAATTTATCTATTAACAATTGTTTCATTGGCGGCTCTAGCAAGTCAAGCAAAGATTCTTTATCAATAGCTTGAGCTTTAAACAGGTTAAACGCTAACTGACGCATATCTTCTGTAAATATCGGGCTATTGGAGTGAGCGTCCACTTTCACGACAAAATCTTTGGTAAATTGTTCAGCAATAAACTTATTGCCTTCTTCATCCGTAAAATGAGTGTTGTCGTAGGCTTGAATCAACTTCAAGTACAGCGTAGCTACTTTTTCTAAGCTGTCTTCAACAATTAAGGCACGTTTCTTTGCGCGAGAACTTCCAAGACGGGCCAACTGAGAAGCATGACCAGCGGAGCGCACACCTTGCTCACCACGACCAGACAGAACACTTGATATTCCAGATGCTTCTGCAAACATTGCATCAATTTCATGGATTACCTCAAATAGTGACGATGGCATCTCTGGTGCAACTGAATCTACCTTGGCATTTGGCATATCACTGGAGACAAACGAGCCGGGACGATTAAACGCAAAGGCTTTCTCATCCGTAATACCCATAAAGCCAGAGAACACCTTTGGAGGAGACACTTGCTTGGATAACAAATCCAATATCTCTGACATTCGGTTATTTCGTACAGCTTGCAGCAAGTTTAGACGGGCAACTTCACTTTGACCCCAATAATAATCAAACTGCGGGTTAGGGCAAATTTGAATAAATGGCAATTCGCCTTTTAAAAATACTGAGGCACCCGGACGGTCATAGATAAAGATGTCAGGGTCAGCCATCGTGACCACTTGATAATCTTCAATCTCATCGTTCCATATCCACAACTCATACATCTTCACGGTGTCTTCAGCAACACGGGCTTTGTAACGATTAGTGCCGTACAAGTCTAAGTTGACGTTACCAAAGATAGTTGGGTTTGACTGAGAGATGATAAGGCGGTCAAGACCCTCTGGCATATCTTCGGTCTTGGTGTGCATTGCTACTTGTATCTTCTTTACGATTTCTTCCCGTTTAGGGTGACTATACAATCGATTGTATAAATCGGATTTCGTAATGTAATAGGTTTGAACTATTGCTTCTTGCCTGTCAGTGTAGGTAACGTCTTCACGTAGAACGCCTATCGAGCTAGGCTCTACCATGTAGGGATGGATACCGTTGTTGACAACAAGTTTGATAAAGGTCGAGTTAAATACCAAGGACCACGTTAGTGCAGATGAGAATACTTGGTCGCAATTAGAATTTAGCCACTCATCATTCAAGGCTGATGTTAGCTTTGGAATTTTAGTGTGTTCTTGTCCAGCTACTGACGCGCCGACGTTAATAGAAAAACGTGTTGTCTCAGCGGAATATAAGAACGATGTTAGTTGGTCAATGTGCGGATAAATCTTATTGAATAGGGCGGGGTTTTCATCGGGTCCGGCACCGAACAAAAACCAAGCACGCAGAGAAGCGTAGTCACCTTTTCGCTCAATCAACGACACCATGCACTTTTCGATTAAGTCGCGGTAGAAGAACTCACGCTCTAAGTCTTTGGTTGGTATCCGCATTTAGGACTTCACTTGTAGGTTTTCATGGTCGGCAATGTACGACGCAGCCTTGGGTCCTGTCAAGTTTCCAGCGTCTCTTGGGTTCATTCCGACCGATTCTCCCATAACTGACCGTACAGCACCGCCTTTTATTACATTTCCCAAGCTATAACGGTTATCCCCGCCCCAAATAGCGGAATCCCCCGGTCTTGGCTCTCTAGGACGCTGAGATGCGATAGCTGCTTCCTTCTCAAGCTGTTTCTTAGAGGTTTTGTTCTTTCTGGTAAAGAATCCCGCTTGATTCTCGCCTTCACGGGTAGATTTGATGTTTGTCATATCAAAATCCATCGCCAACTGCTTAATGGTCTTGTCGTTCTTCTTTGTGCCGTCTGACATGGCGCCTACAGCTTGCAAGTAGACTATTGCTACCTCCTCGGAACAGTCTTTCATGGGGCATTGCCCCTTTCTGCTCTCAAAGTAGCCGTGCTTTGGGCATTTGTAATCATGTAGAACTGCCATTGTTATCCCCTTCAAATAATGGTGGTTGCGAATAATCGTCTATATTCCTCATACCTAATCTAATCCCTATCTTGCCATTAATCATTTGTAGGCCAGTAGTGGGTAGTATTCTCGGTTTAGCTTCCCTGCGGTATTCAATGTATTTGCTTCGGTTACGCAATTGCATGATAGCTACCTCGCCTCGCTGCCATGCTTTGTAGCCTTTATCGACTCTGCGCTGAATATATTCGGTCAAGGGTTCGGAACGATACCAAAAAACGTCTAGCAAGTGAGCCTTGTTGACCCCGCACAAGTCGGCAAAGAGTTTCATGGAAATGCCACGTTCCTTATCTCGGATGAACCGACGCATTTGCGCTATCAATTCCTTCTTGGCTAGGACGTTAGTTTCCATAGATGCCGATAGCTTTCAAATAATTGGATACACCTTTCCCGACGGAAAGTTGTTCAGGTGTCTTTTGTTCTAGTTCTCTAGAAACCTTACGACTTAGCTTGCGCTGGATAAGTTGCGGCTGGACTTGTTCTGAGAAAGCGGCGCACGCCAAGGCCATTGCCATTACTCGGTCATCTTTATTGCGACCAGATGCCTCAATAGATGCGCCATCACGAATGATGGTCTTCATCTCTTCAATCGTATCAACGGAATAAACGTCTAGCATTTGGCGTTCAAACAAGTCTTTGGTGTAGTTCATCATTCGCTCTTTGGTTGCTGCTGTAGTTAGCCAGCCTAGAGAGTTAGATAACCCACCCATTGTGTCATTACGCCGCCAGATGTAGTTTGACATGGACCCATAGACGTCCATCAAACTCTTGCCCATTGCGTTGCCCATGCTTGCCGCTTGACGGCGCAGGTTCTTAATCTCATTTAGAACAGCCTGTCCCGGCCCATTAACTTCAAGATTAAGCGTCGAGTTCTTGTAGGCTCCAGCAAGATGCGAAATAACCCACGCAAACTGGTACGTATTAAGTTCAGAGGTCGCAAACTCTGCCACCTGTTCCATTCCGTCAGAGTAGCAACGGAAGACTTGAATGCAGAACCTATCAGCCCAATCAGAAGAACCATAAGCAGGGTCTGCACCGATAACGTAATAAGCCGTATCAATGGGTTCCTCCCATACCTTCAATGTTGACAGGCGTTCAGTTGATTTAATTACCTCAGTGTCTTGGAAGTTGACACCCATCGCGTAACGGTAATGGTCGCAGTCAATCTTCTTTGCAATCTTCATAGCGTCAGTACACCGTGCGTTAGAAAAGAACGATGTGCCTGTCATGACGAACGCATAGTCTTCGGTCGGCGGGAACTCTTGATACATCAAGGAATCGTCCTTAATGCCTTCCAACATTTTCCAACGCCACCACGCCATCTGGCGCGAGTTAATCTCTACGTTGTAGAGCTTCTTAATATCTCGCGTCCACTCTTTTTCTTCAGGAGTAAGTTTGCCGTCCCAATAGACTTTGTACACATCTGTCTCTGGAGCAGCAGAATAGAACTCATTGCGCCACCAGCCGCAGAAGATTGCCTTTTGAGTTCGCGCTCTCTTAGCGGTCACGTACATATCGTGAAACATATTGAACCCGCGAGCAGTGGACTCGAATATGTAGAGACGCTTTGGATTGGTTTCAGCTAACGACGCCAGTAAGGAGGCTAGACCTTCTTCATCTCCCCACGACGAAGTTTCCGTTCCGTGAAGGAATGTAATGCCCTTGCCACGACCAAGACTTCCTTTCGCTCTAAGCCCAGCGACTTGATAAAAGATACGACTTCTGTTTTTGAGGGAAAGAGAGTTCCGATTGTGTGCAAGTATGGGTATCTTGAATTCTTTTGGTAAACCATCCATGTAGCTGCCGAGCGTGCCTCGGAACATGTCTCGGTTTTCTTCTGTGTCTGTAACAAGCGTTCCATTTAACCCCGCATTGATGTAGTGCCAGTAAAGGTCTAAGGCTAGGCTTATTGTGGTGATGCCGAGCTGACGGCCTTTCAAGATGACAAAGAAATGGATACCGTTCTCTAGGCCGCTAGTAATCTCATCCATGACATAGGTCTGAGTTCCGAGGAGACTGTCCAGATTACGTAAGCCTTGCTCTTTGGTTTCAATCTTTAACTCAGAGCAGAAGGCGTAGAACTGTTTGAGATTGAACTTCATTTAAACTTTCGTCGGTCAGTGCTGAACTGTTCTAAGTTCCAGTTAGCGATACGGTACCGCGCATCCTTGTCTTTAGCGACACGTAGCAGTTCCTCAACTATCTCAGGCTTGTACATTTTCTCCCACGTTTGCAAAAGCTTGCGCTTATCTAAAATGGTAATAGCCTTAGTAGCCCGTAGCATCTCATTCTTTAAGATGGTACGGGAGAGCAGAAGTTCTTCTGCGTACCTATCAGTTAAGGGTACTGAGTCGCTCAAGAGCATCTTTTAGTCTTGCTGTCTCATCGTTAGCATCCCGCAGCAACTTAGCCGACTCAGTATGGACACGCATCAATTCATGGAACAGCTCTGCATGGCTCATCGTGTAGACCTTTTCCATATAGGCTTTCTTCACATCCTCCATTGCTAGAGGCATTAAGTAGTTTATTGCTTCAGTCATCATTACTCTCCGGTGTTT